CGTCGTTCAGACGGGTTGTCCAGTCTCGGTAGCGCATGGCTAACTTCCATAAGTGAATGTCGGGGCGTCCTTCTTCGAGCCCCAGTAAATCGGCCACTCGGACATCTGGGCGATGGCGTAAAAGAAGCGGTCGCCGTCATGACGCGCACGGTGGTTTTCGTCGGTGAACCGCTCGGTACCGGTACGGCTCCACTCAGCCATCCGGTCGACCACTGGAACGGTGATGCTGTTGCCGTCCTCGCCATTGCCGGCGAACGAGAACTTGGCCGCGTCCATGCGTCCGGAGAACAGGATGTCCGCCGCGTAATTGCCGGCCTCGTCGAACACCACAAACATCACTTTGGCCATCCGCCCGCGGCAGCCGCGAACATTAGTTTCGGACAGGATGTAGGCGTCCAAGCCGCTGAGTGTCAGCTCTACCGACATTGGCGATCCAGAGTTGTCGCTTTCCTGGGACTGACTCACTTCGCCGAAATTGCCGACTCCCAGGTAGGTAATGCCGTCGATTACGAGATCGCCGGTGCCGGTGTGCGCGAAGACCATGCCGTCGACAAAGTCCAACTGCACGGCATAGACCGGCATGAACCTGCCGGTGGCGATGATGTTCACCACGCTCTGGCTGAACGGGAATGCTGAGGGCATCAGAAAGCCTCCCTAAATTGATAGCTACCACTGGCGACAACGGATCGAACGGACATCGCCCAAGTGTCTGAGGTCATGCGCATTTCTGAGTACGGGTTCAGGTACTCGACAGCTGCACCCGTCGTGAGCGTCTTGCGGATCCGCTTATTGAGCAGAACAGTCACCCTGCCCTGTGCGTTCGACGATGCCGGGTCGGTGACTTCGAACATCTCGCCGGCGATGGTGATGTAATCGCCTGCGCTGAAAATGGCCGTGTTTGGCAGTGCTCCGGCGATGAGCATGTTTCGAGCCTGGGCATTGCCGGTAACGACCGTAAGCGCACCAACGCTCGCCATCCGACGCCGGGTGAAGGCCGGTAGATTGAATGTCCCGAACATCCCATCCAGCCGCCCGAGGAACGCTGAAAGTTCGCGCTCCTGGGCTCTGGTCAACAAACCGAAGGTCAACGTGCACTGCCAGTACGCGCCAGGGTAGCCGACGATCTGCTGAGCGTTCGAAAGCGTCGAAGTGAACGCACGGCTGTTATTGACGATGCCCCACGTTATTTCTGACGGGCACAGCGAAGCCGGCCATGTGAGAGCCATGCAGTACTCCTTAAAGGCTTAACGCCGCGCGATCAGCTGGCGGATTGTTCCGTTCTGTTTCAGGTCGCGCACGACCAACTCATAACCGCCTTTCGCCCCCTGCATCGCGGCCTCCTTGACCATGTTGACGGTGGCGTCGTCCGGTGTGCCCTGAAAGCTGAAGCTTTGCTGGATGACCGGAGCAGCCGTTGAGGCCGAGGAAATCGGTACCACGTTTGAAGTGGTCCCCGCCCCGGTCGAGCCAACATACCTGCCATCCGCATACCCTTTCGAGTTTGCGTTCATGCGCTCGAGGAATTCCCGGGCGCCCGGCTGGCTGACAATGTCTTTGCGCACAACGAACTCGCCGCCGTGCACCACTCCCTTCGGTTCGAACTTGCCACCGTCGCCAGTGTAGCCACCATCGGAGAAACCGTATTTCGAGCTGTACCCGGCCGCTGATGCACCAAGGTCCGACGACGTCGCCGCAGCCGAGCCAGCAGCGAAACCGTTACCCGCAGCAGATGCACCAGCACCAGCCAGACCGCTAAACAGCGTGCCGAAGATGCCCACCGCCGCCTGCCGCACCTGAATTCTGACCAGGTCGGCGATTATTCCGTCAGCCAGATCACTGAAGGACAGCTTCCCGGTCTTCACAAAACCAACAATCCCGTCTTCCATGTTGCTGAAGGCGTTAGTGAACAGGTTGCGAGTTTGTCCGGCGACGTCAGCGGCCTGTTCGGCGTAGTTCTGAAACGCCGACGAAGCGCCGACAGACCAATCCGACTGCGCCTTATCTACATCCGAGTAATACTGCCGCTGCATGGCCAGACGGTCAGCTAGGCCCTGCTGAATTATCGAGTTCTGCTTGGCGTACAGATCGGCGCTGATTTTCCCGGTATTACGCTGTTCCAGGAGGTCTGCTGACTGCTTGGCGTAGTCGCGCTGGATGGCCATGTCCTGCTTGAGCCGGTCCCGCGCTTCGTCGCCCAAACCTATGCCGGCAAGGTTTGAAACCAGCCCCTCTTTGGCGGTGCTGAGCCTGCTGTCTTGGTTGGCCTGAAAGGAGGCCAGCTTCTCGGCTTCTTCCTTGGACGCCTTGCGCAGCTCGACTTCCTTTTCAAGCGCTGAGTTCTTCTTGAGCTGCGCGGTGATCAGATCCTGACTGGCCAGTAGCGCCTTTTGATCGGCGGTGAGCGTGCTTTTCGACTTGATGTCGGCAAGCTGCTGCTCCCAGCGGATCAGGGCCTGAGCCTGGGCGCCGAGTTTTTCGTTCTTGGTGCCCTGGTCGCTGATCGCTGCGTTCTGCTGGATAAGCACGGCGTAAGCCTGGCGTGACGAGTCGAGCATTTTAATGCCGGCGTCTTCAGCGTAGTCCTTCGGCTTAGCCTGAGACTTGTCGTACTTGGCCTGGATGTCGGCGACTACCTTGTCGATTTCTGCCTGGGACTTTCCTGCATCGACACCAAGCTTTCTGGCGTCGGCGATATCCTTCACGAGCCTGGCTTGGTCGGACAGTTCCTTTTTGGATAGCTCACTCCATTTCGAATCCGCCTCGATACGACCCTGATTACTTTTGGTCGCATCGCCCTCCACCTTGGCGTTCTGCTGGTTCACCCAAAGCCCGAGCTTCAGCATCGAAACGCGCTTTTCCAGTGCCGCCGTCGAGTCGTCATTATTTCCCTCGCCAAGGCCGAGAGCGCTATTCAGGCTACTTAAGCCATTAGAAACCGCGCCAGCAATTCCGCTCTCTTTGCGAGTCTTGAGGATTCGCTCGATGATCTCGATCTGCTTGGCGTCATCAGGAAATAGCTCGCCGCGCACCCTGCTATAAGCATTGCTGATCGCCGTACCAATATCTCTCCAGACGCGCTCAATATCGGACAAGGATTCGCGGTAGCGCTTGAATCTGGCCTGTGCGTTTTGGTTAAGACTTTCGCTCAGGACGTCCAATGCTTCCTGACTTTTGCCTTGCTCGTCGAGGCCTCGGATAACCTCGTATTGGGCGCTGGTGAGTAGACCGTATTGGGTGCTGATCTTCTCTGCCGACTTGGTTGCGTTGTCTCCCATGCTGCCGAGGGCAGTTGCCACTTCAGCAGCGCTCTTACCTGTGAACTGGCCGATTGCTGATGCCGCTTCAGCCAGGTTCTTGAATTGGATCTGGCTCAGGCCTGCGCTCGCAGCCAGGGCCGTCACCGCCGCCTTAGAATTCGTCAGACTGCCGGTCAGGGCTGCTGCATTCTTGGATATCGAGCCCAGTGAGTCGGCCGTCTGACCGGAACTCGCCGAACTAGAGAACAGCGCCTTATTGAAGGCGCTAACTTCCTTTTCAGCATCGATATAGACGGCGGCCAATGTGCCAAGTCCTGCTGCTGCGACGGTAAACGGGTTGACCAAGCCAAGAATGTACCCACCCAGGGCCTTTGCCGCCGGACCTGCGCCGCCGAACATATCTTTCAACTGCCCGCCTTGCTGCAGGAATACCGTCAGCGGGGCCTGGCCTCCCTGGAGCGAAACAGCGATGTCAGTGAATTGCGCCGGAACGCCGCGCAGGGCCGCCGCCGTCTGTTTGGCGGTGTTGCCGGTTCGGGTCAGCGAGTCATCGAAGCTGGTAAGACCCTTGCGAGCCGTATCGATCTTCGAGTTGTATTCGTCATACGTGGCAGTGTCGAGCTTTCCAGCCTTGCGATGCTTGACCAGGTCCTGCTCTTGCTTGTCAAGTTCGCCCAGGCGGCGCACCACCGGGTCAATCTGCCCCAGCAGCCGCTCAAGCTCGTCGGCCTCATCCTCGATGGACTTGGTAGCCTTTTCGGCGCCCTTGCCCATCTTTTCCATGCCGGCGCCGGCCTTGTTCAGTACTGGCTGGATGCTCAGGCCCGCATCTTCCAGCGCCTCAAGCGCCTTGCGCGTGTCCGCCGCCTTTGCTTCGGCATCTCGGCTGTCCAGCTCAATGACGAGGCGGGATGTTTGGGCCATTGCTTTTCTCCGGGTAATAAAAAACCCGCCGAAGCGGGTTGCGTGTTTCTTTGGTTTTAGCCTTGGAGAAGCTTTGTTTTTTCTGATTCGTATTCCGCGTCAGTCAACAAGCCCTTCTCTCGAAGAGACCCGAGTTTTTCGAGTTTTTGAAATTTATCTTCGGCCGCAGGCGCCGCCACCACTTTTTCTTGTTGGGGGGTAATCGCTGAGGCTGACCAGATCAGAGCGGCGAGCCACCCAATGAACGTCCACCCAAGAAACAAGTTCAGGAGAAATATTGAGGTCCCGTTGGGGTGATCTCTTCGAGAAGCGATGAACGTGGGAACAAAGTAAACAATGAACGCGACCCCCAAATAAATGAAGCCAGCACCTGCGCTCGAAGCAAATGACATAGATAAATCTCCCTATAGATGCCGGCAATCTACCATCATCCGCAGGAAGCGCCAAAAACCCACATGGCAAGGGTTCGTTAGGTATCAGCGTAATTCCGGCACTATGGGGCTAGCTCACCGGCTGCGAGCCGATCTTTAGCCATCTGCTCGACATCGACCATCTCATGGATTGTGGTAGATATCACCGACAACCATCATGCAGTTCTCGGTCGCGTCCTTCCATGTAGACACCAGACCTCATCGTCGCCTGCAGTTACTCATCGTTACTCAGCGCACGCAAAATCACGAGCTCAGAAGCTTGCTCAGCAGTGAAGACTTCTGGGCCCGGATTGGCGCATGGCTTTTTGTAGGCGATCGGCTACGCCAAGAACGCAACAAAATCTTGCCACCACGTAGTGGTGAGCTTTTTGGACTCAAGCCCTCGCTCAACCACTGAATCGTTGTAGGCTGGAATACGTAGAGCCTCTATGGCCGGGGCTTCGATTTCCCGCAGCGTCCAGATTTCGTCGTCCAAATCTTCCAGGGATAGCCTCCTACCTCTGCGCTCGAGCGCCGTGTACCGCTTTGATAGGTCAGTGCAGATGAAATGCTTGCTCCCCGGGGACCAAACCACATCCAGTGCAGTAATTACCGCGGTGACGAGGGCGGCAATTCCTGCAAGCTTGGGGCTACCGGAAAGGAAGCCAGCGAATGCCGAACTACCTGCAACCACGCTGATCAGCTTGAATAGGCCATCGATCTTCCCAAAGAGGCGGGCCTGAAGATGGAAATACCTTGAGGAGTAGCAGATATCGCCGATTGCCTCAAAATGGCTTCGCTCATCAGCTCTGTCCATGCGCCCTAGCTCTTTTGCTGGGACGGCGGCGCTGTAGGAGTGACTGGAGCCTGTGGTGCTGCCGGGGTTCTGGTTGGTGGGACGTGGCTTTTGTAGAACTCATCTTGGGACATGGTTGCACCAGTGTGATTGTCAGAAAGCCAGCAATTTAACATCACTAACCAGCAAGAGAAAACACCGAGCACCATCCTACCTGTCCAGGCATCCAGCTGGATGGAAACCCAGTAACCGAACCGTTCGTCGACGTAGTAGCGTTGCGCTTCCATGCCACGGATAACCCCAGACCTTGCTTCAGCCCACGGACTGGGATGGCGCCAATTTCGGCGCGGATCGAAGAGGAGGTTAGTGTGAGTGAATATTCGCTGCCGGAAGACTTGAAGTGCGTGCCGATCAGATTCATGGATGACGCCGGCAATATTGCTGATCAGCCGCCAGGGCGACCCGTCGTGCAAGTTGTCCTGCGGTATGACCCGGAACACCATACAAATCCAAGGGCGCCCGCTGCTTACAGTCCTGTATATGCATTAATCGATACAGGCGCAGATCGCAGCCATGCGCCTCCAGATGTGATCAAATCCGCAGGCTGGCCCCAAACCGCAATCTCCACAACTCACGGTGGCACAGCAGACGAAATTGCGGGGACACAACATTTGGGGCATCTATACTTCCCCGAGGCGGCAATACAGGTCGAAACGGACATTCTTTCAGCCCCGCTACGCAACAGCTCCGCCACTGAGCATTTATTGATAGGAATGCAATTAATCCAAAGCGGCGTGCTGATCATGGACTTCAAGAAGAATATTTACCGCCTCTACTTGGGGTGAGGACCCGCCTGGTAGTTAAGCCCGTTATTGCCGCTGTTAACGGAGGAGTTTGCTCAGCTGACTCTCCAGCAGACGTGAAAGCTTCAAGGCTATCTGACTTGGTCCCCAGCAGGACTCGGAGAATATGAGTCAGCTGATTTTCTATGCGTGTCAGCCGCATTTCAAGATGTTCGATTTGTTGCTGATTCATCTCTATCTCCCGCGGCCCTGCCGCATCATTTGATTTCACTCTTCATCACCCACCAAACACATCGAATCCAGCGCGAAAATCACCTCGTCAATCTCGCTGCGAGGCATGGCCGGAGGATGCGCATCCAGCCAATCCGATATCTCCCTGGCCGACAGAGGCAGCGGGAAAGCACCGGCCATCGTTGCGATGAACCGGCGGCCGCGGGTGATGTTGCGGAACGTGCTCAGCAGGTAAGCAGTGATCGGGTCCGTTTCCGGCTCATCTGGAATCGCCATGCCAAGCCGCTGGTAAATCAATCGGCGCTTTTCCGTGTCGCCGCCCCATTCTTTTTCCCACTCGAAGCGGGCGACGACTTTCCCACGGTCTCGGCCAGGGCCTTTTGCGCCTCCACTGCCGATGTCGACGCCTCACGCAGGACGAACAGGAAGAATTCGAGGTTGACATCGAGCATCTGCTCGGCCGCTGCAGCGCTGTACGACAGCGGGTTACCGTCCGCATCCTGCACGCCGGCCCAGTCCTTGACGATGAACTGGCTAATCAGCTTGCACTGTGTCTGATGCTCGGTCACCTCACCTTCGACGGCGCCCACTACACCGACGCTGAACTGGGCGTCAGCGGCGCGCAGCTTGCGGCGTTCCCGTTCAAGGGCGACTTGATATTCAGGATTATCAATTCGTGCCAGCAACACTTTGGTGTCGTCGTCATAGGCGACCCACTTAGTTTCCGAGGTGTTCTGGTCTTTCTTGGTCAGTCGCAAAGCCATGGTTATTCCTCACGCCACGCCGAAAAAACCGCCTCGACTGGCGTTGGTGCCGGGGCAGTCAAGAGGGGAATCGGTGTTACGAAACTGTGATGATCGACGTGCTGAGCTTCGTACCGTCGTACTTGCTGGTCGCGGTGATGGTCGCCGAGCCAGATGCCACGCCAGTGACCAGGCCAGTCGAGCTGACCGTCGCCTTGCCCGGTGCGCTGCTTGTCCAGTTGACGCCTTGCGGTGCGCCGGACGGCAGCACGGTCGCGGTCAGCTGCAGAGTGCCAGCCACGGCAATGCTTGCAGTGCCTGGGGCCACGGTGACACTGGTCGGTGCCACATATGGCGCGCGGGTGATGGTCGGGGCCTGCTTCGCGACCGTGTAGTTCAACGTCACCTCGATCAGGTCGCGCTTACCGCCGCTTGGCAGTTCGCCGTCGACCTCCACTGCCGGGAAGCTGAAGGAGTACTTATTGCCCGCGCTGTCGGTGATCGGGAACTCGACCGCTACCGTTTTTCGGGTGAAGGTGTTTTTCCAAATTCCCCAGGCCGTCGCCGACCAGGCCAGCGTGATGGTGCCGGTGATGGCTGCTTCGGTAGCGATCTGCGCGCCCGGGCCCATCTTGTCGGTGCCGATGCAGCGCTGAGCTTGCAGGCCGTTGTCGAGGCTGATGGTCATGCCAGAGACGCAGGCCTGGCCTTCCAGCGATACGCCGTCGACCAGGAGCGTCCCAACGTTGCCATTGCTCATGAACGGGGTTGTGGTTGGAGCTGCCGGCGCGAGCACGATCGGCGCGTTGCTGTCGGTGTAATCCAGGCAGGCGGTGCCGAAGGTCACGGTGACCTTGCCGTCGCTCGGGATGTCCAGGGCGAATGTCGGGATATGCACGCCCTTGAACAGGGAGTAAACGCCAACGTCCATGTAGTTTTTGGCGATGCTGAAGGTGTGTCGCACGTCGCCCACGGTCAGCACGTTGCTGGCCCAAGTGCCGTAAAACGCGGCCTCCAGCAGCTTGTCGAAGCTGCCGTAGGACAGTTCGGCAGTCAGGTCGCCGCCGATGTCGGTACTGGTCACGACTGAGCCCTGGCTGATGCGAGAGTCGGTGATCTCGTCGCTGGTCGCCGTGTTGACGGTCGGGGTCATGGCATTGCCGGTCAGCCGTAGCGTGTCCCAGGTGCCGGAGCCGGGAGTAACGCCGGGCGTCACCTCGGGGATGATGTAACTTGTGACTTTGGCGCCGCTCGACATTGTGAGTCTCCAGATTGCGGACATGAAAAAGCCCGCGTGCGGCGGGCTGTAGTTGGTGCGTTGCGCTGGATCAGCCGGCGCGGAAGCGGATATTCACGTTGACCTGATAGAAGCCCTCGAACTCGCCGGCCGGGATCTGGCTCGCCTCCAGGCATTCGAGGTCGCCCGATTGCCAGTAGGCAAAGTGCGCTTCGAGCTGATCCGACAGGACGTTGAGCGCCTTCATGCCCGTGCCGATCCGGGCGAAGCATTGGATGCTGATCTGCCCGGGCTTGCGGGTGTACGGCTTGTCGGCCATGCCTGCCATGAAGGCCGTTGCGTGCTGGATGTTCAGACGGCACCAGAGGCCGTCTGCCGGCGGCGTGAAGGTCGGGGTGTTCGGGTAGTCGATGCTCGACTGCGGCAGCCCGGCAAAGGCGACCATGCGCGCCGTGATCAGCTTGCGGATGTCTTCATAGGTCATCGGTAGGCCTCTGATACGCCGATCCAGGCCAGGTCATAGACGCCGCCCGGGGCCTGGGTCGAATGCCCGAGCTCGAGCATTTCCGCATACGGCAAGTTGGTCTGGATGTAGATCACCGGGTACTTCCCTGATGCCTTGATCAGCATTGAGCCCCTGGACAGGGTTTCGCTGCCTGATGGGTCGATGTTTTCCGTCACGGTGAAGTCGGGGGCGCCGATGGATACCGTGTGACTGCCGCGGAAGCGACCGCCTACATAGCCCTGCCCTGCCGCCTTGGCATCGACAAAGAAGTTCTCCTTGCGCTCACGCCGAGTCAGCTTCTTGAACTTCTTCTTGCCGGTGTTGGTTGCATTGCGGGCGTCGACGTTGGCGTCGTAGGCATCAGCCAGGGCCGTGTTCTGCGCCCTGAGCTCGGTGTTGGCCTTCCACAAGTCAGGGTTACCGACCGGCGACCTCTGGATGACCTCGCTAAGCATCGCCAAGGCAATCGACTGGACATGCTGGGTAACGTCCTCATCGATCTGGTCGGCAAAGTCGGTGAGGCTGTGACTCCATCCGGCCTTGGCGTTCATTTACGGCGCCCTCAGTTGTATCTGGTAGGTGGCTGACGCTGGGTCAACCTGCACGCCCTTGACCACGTAACTGACGCTCTTGGCCCGATCAGCCAGATCCGGCGCCGCGATCGTGTGACCCTCGGCAGGCCGGTCGGTGACCTCATTGGTCAGCGAGATCATCTGCAGGTCACCCGACAGAATGTTGATGTTGTCGATGCGCTTGGTTTCGTACTTGGCCAGCACGCCGCGCCCGGTGTAGGTCACCGGGACGGATGTAGTAGTTTCCTCGACCGGATCCCACACGCCTGGGCCTTGATAGGAACCGGTGAAAGCCGACACGGCATCGGCCAGCTTCCCGTCGAACGCCTTGGCCAGCTTGGCCTGAAGCTTGTCCTGTAGGCCCATGCTCAGCCCCTCACCATCGGGATGGAATTGGTGCCAGTGGTCCATGGGTAGATCAGCGCCAGGGCGAAGTTCTCCCCGGAGGACAGCGCGACAGAGCCCTGAACGTAGGTTTCACTGACGGACGTGCCAGAGGTGGCCGATACCGTCTCGCTGGTCGTCTCGCGCTCGGTGGCCTTGTACAGCGCACCTGTCGAGGCGATTTTTGCAACTTGGGCGCCGGCCTGCTTGATCTCGGCCGGTACTTCGGCGGGGACAGGACGCTTAATTTTGCTGGTCAGCCAGGCGTTGGCCTGCATCACAGACATAACCGGATCACCGGCACCCGCCCAGCCCGACCCCAGCAATGCGTCAACGTCTGCAACAGTGATGAAGTCGGTCATGGGTTACACCTTGGCTTCGGTCTTCTGGCCACCGCTTGCGGGATTGCCTTTTTTCTCAGCTTTGATCGGCTCGGGGTGCTCGTAGTCATCCGGCGCGAACTTGGCGTCGATGATCTTGTAGCCCTTCTGGCGCAGTTCGGCTTTGCGCTCGGCGGTTACTGGGTGCTTCTCGTAAACGACTTTCTCGTCCATGGTGGACTCCTGGCGGGTGGATTAGGCGACCCGAAGGCCGCCGTCTCGATTACTTGGTAGCGTCACCAATGGTAAGTACGCCAGCCGAGGCCTTGATGCTGTTCGCAACCAGGTCCCAGTTGGTGCCGGTGGCCAGCTCAGCGCTGGTCGGAGACTTGCCGCCGTTGGCGGTGTCCCAGGTGTAGCCTTTGAGGCCCAGACCGAAGTCATAATCGGCCTGCATGGTGGTCTCGATGCGCTCCTTGCCGTTCGAGGTCTGGATATTGGTGATCAGGCTGGAGCCATCCATCACCATCGCAGCGCCGTCGGCCAGGCTCAGCACCTTCTGCTTGTTCGGGGTGCCAGCCTCGTACAGGGCGGCGGCGTCGGTGATGATCACCGCCTTGCCCAGGATGTCGACAACCTGCACACCGCTGAAGGTGAACAGCTTCTCGGCGTTGACCAGGTTCTTGCCGATCAGCTTGTGATACATGGCACCGGTCATGACCTGGGCGATCAGGCGCTGCGAGGCGTCACCGAACAGCGCGTGCGCGTTGTTGATAGCGACGTAGTCCACACCGAGAGTGGCGGAAACGTCGTTGGTGGCGGTTGGCTGGTTGCCAATGGCGGCGACCAGGGCGGCGATGGCGGTGTTCAGCTGGTCCGCCATGATGGCTTCGGACAGGTTGCGGCTGATCACTTCCAGGGCTTCTTCCGGGTTTTTCTGAACCCACGAAAGCTGCGAAGGCTCCCACAGGATCGGGCCGAAGCCGCCGGCGACCTTCACCGAGTCGTACTGCTTCTGGGTCAGCGGGGTTGCAGCCTGCGCACCGTTGGCGGCATAGCGGTCAACACGGCGCTGAGCGCTGTGCAGGCCAGCCCAGAACGACTCTTGCAGGAAGTCGCCGTCTATGCCTTGAGTGGTCAGGCGGATGGAACCAGCGGAGGCGGCGTTGAATTTCTCAACGTCCTGCGCCAGGGTTTCGATGGTGGTTTTCTTGAGGTATTCGTTAAATACCTTCATGTTCGACAGGGACATAGTTGCTCCTTAGCTTGTTGCGGTCATGGCCTTAATGGCTGCTACGCGATCTGCTTTGCTGCCGCCAAAGTTGCCCTTGGCGCCGGAATTGCCGCCATCACCGCCTTGAGCGCCGCCGCCATTGGCGTTGGAACTCTTCAGGATGTGGTCGCGGTGGGGGTACTGCGAAACAAGCGTCTCGATGGCTTCGTCGAAGTCGGCCAGTTCGCCGGGGCGGGATCGGCTGAAAATCTTCTGGCCTTGGCTGTCATAAGCGACGACCTTGCCTTCCTCGACCTTCAGGTTCTGGCCGAAAGTGGCTTGCACCATGTCGACCGGAACGGCCAGCTTGTCGGCGATGTACTTCGAGCGGGCGAAGTTGCCGCCGATCTTCTCGGCATACAGCTGCTGCTCAAAGGTCTGCACCTTGCCGTTGGCTTCGTCCAGCTGAGCCTGATAACCCTTGCTGATCTCGGCCTTCACGCGCTCGATCTCACCGGCATCCACCAGTTTTTTAGCATCGAGATTGGAGACAGTCTCCAGCGCCTTGCGGGCTGCGGCTGGGTCGTCGATACCTTCGAAGGCCTTTACAAGGCCCTCGGCAGTTTCGGCGCGGGTGCGGTGCGATTTGGCCTCAGCGTTCAGCCGGGTGATGGTGTCGCGGGTGCCAACGGCATCAAAAGCGATGTCTTTTCCGTCGTCACCGGTGAATACGGGCTTCCCATCCAGGACTTCCGCGTATTGCTTGCCATCCACTTCAACGATCTTGAGCTTCATTGTTTCTCCTAGCAGGCCATCCGGCCCAGTGCGCCCCGCTCATCCGAACAGACAGGCAATAAAAAGCCCCG